AGATACCCGACAAAGAGAGGTGATAATTTTATGTCGTTCACACCAAAGCTGATCGAAGATGTATCAGATGGTCGTTACGTCAACATGCGTGGCATCAACACCAAGACGATGGAGGACTACGGGGTACTGACCTACGACAACCGTCAAGAGTATATCTACCCCTCCGGCGGAATTAAAGTCCGTAACCTGACAGAGAAAGGCTTCTACGCCAAAGCAGGGTTCAAGGGGGACGAACTGTTCGGGATGAACCTGTTCACTGCTGGTAGCTCTAAGATGGTAACCATCACTGAGGGTGAACTGGACGCCCTGTCAGTGGCTCAGATGCTCAAGAGCGGCTACACCAACCCAGTAGTGTCACTACCCTCTGCTACGCCCTCTAAGAAGCTCTGGGAGAACTGTGCAGACTGGCTCAACAGTTTCGATAAGATCGTGCTGTCAGTTGACAACGATGATGCTGGTAATGCTCTTGCTGACCGTGTGTCTAAGCTGTTCCCTAACAAGGTCTATCGTGTTGACCATCGGCCCTACAAGGACGCTAATGAGTTCCTACAGGCAGGTAAGGCAGCAGACTTCAAGAGCGCATGGTGGAACGCACGGAAGTATGTCCCTGAGAACGTGATGAACAGCACACAGGACTTCTTGTCGTTGTACAAGGATACGCCTGAGCATCAGTTTATTCCTACGGGTATCCAAGCACTAGACGACAAAATCTTGGGGTTGATGCAGGGTCACTTCACAGTTATCAAGGCACCTACAGGCATTGGTAAGACAGAGGTGATGCGGTTCTTGGAATACAACATGCTGAAGCGTGGTGTACCTATTGCTGCATGGCACTTGGAAGAGACTAAGTTGAGGTCACTGCTTGGCCTTGTGTCTTACGAGTGTAACGACAACCTGACACGGCGTGACTTGATCGAAGAGAAGGGTGCTGAGGATCGTGTCATTGAGGCTATCGGTAAGCTGACCAAGGATGAGAACTTCTACCAGTTCTACCTAAGTGACGGTCAAGGTGCTGATGATCTTATCGACCAGATACGATACTTTGCTGTCGCTTGTGGTGTTAAGTTTGTGTTCTTTGAGCCTATCCAAGATGTCCTTGTTGGGTCGTCAGAGGAGAGCAAGGAACAGATGTTGGCTGACTTGTCTGTGCGACTGTCTAAGCTGTCTGCTGAGTTGAACGTGGGTATCGTTACTATCGCCCACACTAACGATGATGGTCAGATGAAGTATTGTCGTATGATCGGGCAGCGGGCATCAGTCATCATTGACCTGAAGCGTGACAAGGATTCTACTGACTTGCAAGAGCGTAACACGACACACCTTACTATTGAGAAGAACCGACCATGCTCTGAAGAAGGTAAGGCAGGTATGATGCGGTTTAGTACTGATACGTTTACACTACGAGAGGTACACTAATGACAGTATTCGACATTGAAACTGACGGTCTATTAGATGAGTTGACCAAGATTCATGTCTTGTCGTATAGCTATGATGGCAAGGATGTTGTATCGACTGGTGACTACGATGAAATGCGTGAGTTCTTTAAAACCCATCATTACCTCATAGGTCATAATATTATCCGATTCGACATCCCCGCAGTGGAAAAAGTGCTGGGCATCAAGGTAAAGGCACGTCTGATCGACACACTAGCCCTTAGCTGGTATCTGCACCACGACAGACTAAAGCATGGTCTTGAATGGTACGGTGTTGACTACGGTATCCCCAAGCCTGTTATCAAGGACTGGAACAGCCTGACCTATGAAGACTACGCTAACAGGTGTCAAGAGGACGTTAAAATCAACTCTCGTCTGTGGCGTGACCTATGGCACAAACTTAACAAGCTCTACCAAGACGAAAGTGAGATGGATCGTCTGATCGACTATCTGTCGTTCAAACTAGATTGTGCCAGAGAGCAAGAAGACCTTCGGTGGAAGCTAGATGTAGACAAGGCTCAGGAAGCCTACGACGAAATCATCAGGCTCAAAGAAGAGAAGGTAGAGCAACTAGCTGATGCTATGCCTAAGAAAGCACTGACCCGTGTGGCTACCCAGCCTAAGGTCATGCACAAGAAAGATGGCGAGTTGTCCTCTCACGGTGAGAAGTGGATTGCACTATGTGCGGAGAATAAGATGCCAATCTCCGCAAAAAGCCTAACTGTCCAGACAGGAGAAGAACGGGGTAACCCAAACAGTAACGATCAGGTCAAGGACTGGCTGTATAGCTTAGGTTGGAAACCACGAACGTATAAGTTCATCAGGGATAAGAAGACAGGTGATGAAAGACAAATCGAACAAGTCCGTAATGACGGAGACCTTTGCAAGAGTGTCAAGGAACTTGTCAGTATGGACCCTGCTGTTGATCTGCTGGATGGCCTTACCGTGCTTACTCATCGTGCTGGAATACTTAAGTCGTTCCTAGACTGTCACGTTGATGGCTACCTACAAGCTACGGTGGCTGGCCTGACGAATACATTCAGGTTCAAGCACATGAAGCCTCTGGTCAACCTGCCTAGTGTAGACAAGCCTTACGGTGATGTGATCCGTGGGTGTCTTACCTGCCCTGAGGGCTACGTCTTAGCTGGTGCTGACATGACTAGCTTAGAAGACACGACCAAACGACACTACATGAAGCCACTCGACCCTGACTATGTGGAACAGATGAGCAAAGAGGGGTTTGACCCACACCTTGACTTGGCACTACACGCTGGTGTCATCTCTCAAGAAGACATCGACAAGCATAATTCAGGTGAGCGTTCACTCAAGGCACTCCGCAAGAACTACAAGGTGGTCAACTATAGCAGTACATACGGTGTAGGAGCGTCTAAGCTGGCCCGTGAGACGGGTATGAGCAAGTCTGAGGCTAAGACCCTACTAGACGCCTTCTGGTCCCGTAACTGGGCCATTGAGAAGGTTGCCAGCACACTACAGGTTAGGGAGTTGTTCGGGGGCATGTGGCTAAAGAACCCTGTCTCTGGTTTCTGGTATAGTCTGCGTAGTGACAAGGACAGGTTCAGCACTTTGAACCAAGGCACAGGTGTCTACTGCTTTGATACTTGGGTTGCTGTCTGTCGTAAGAACGGTATCAAGTCTGTGGGCCAGTTTCACGACGAGATCATCGCTCTGGTCAAGGAAGGTGACGAGGGTAACGTAGAGAAGATCATGCACGATGCTGCGGTTATCCTCAACAAGAGGGTCAAGCTAAACGTCCCACTTGGGACTGATGTGCAGTTCGGTAAGACTTATGCGGACATCCACTAGGTCCAACTGAGTCTTTTATGCAACACTATGTGACCTTCTTCAGTAACGAGTAAATAAGTTAGCGAATCAGTGTTACAGATTCGTCAAAATGAACTTATAGTATATTACCAACACAGTGCTGTAAACCCTACAGCTTAAACAAAGGAACCCGACATGGCTAAGTTTACAATGGATATGATCCTCGAATACCCAAAGGTGTTTGAAGAGAACCGAGATATGGGTGGCGACGACAACGTTGCTGCCAAGAAAGCAAAGAAGTTTAACGGTCAGTATGTAGTCAACGCATACTTCACAGACGAAGATCAGATCGAAGAGCTACTGCAAGCTGGCCTAGACCCTAAGCCAATGGGTAATGACCGCATCAAGCAGGGTAACAACTTCGGTATCGGTAAGTTCATCAAGCTGGTACGCTTCCATGACCACAAAATGACATTCACCGACAAGAATGGTGTGGAGACAGAGGTAGACTTCGGTGGTGAACCAAAGGTAGTCAACCTAACTAACGGAGCTGAGAACAAGGCTTGGTGGTCGTTGGGGGATGATGGTGCATTGGGTAACGGGACAGCCGCTAAGGTCCAGTTCTCTACATACTCTAATGGCTCTGGTGTTCGACTTGAGGCTATTGGTGTTACTGACCATGTGGCTTACGAAGGCTCTGGTCCGAGTGAAGATGACAAACTGTTTATGATTGAAGATGGAGAGGCTGCGTAATGAAAATTACAGTTACCGTAGAGACCACGGAAGATTATGACGGTTACGATGGTGTTTACACATTCAGCCGGGACAACATGGAAGACCTGTTTCAAATCTCAGCTTTGTTCTTGTCGGTAATGCAAGCTGTAGGCTTTGATTATGTGACTGACGTAGGATTTGAAAAGGACGATGGTCAAGTAACCTTCGGGAAGTTTTAGTATGAGCAAGGGAAAAGTATTAGTAGATGGCGACATTGTAGCTTACAGAGCAGCCTTTGCTACTCAAGACCTTTTCCCTGAGGATGCTGTCGGGAAGGTCGATGAACTCATGGAGTATATCTTAAATGAAACGATTGACCTCCCGTTTCCTTCGGAGCAAGACTTTCAAGTATATCTTACTGGCAGCACTAACTTTAGGTTTGATGTAGCAAAGTCACACCCATACAAAGGTAACAGGGCCACGACAGAAAAACCTGTTCACCTTGGTACAACTAGGGGACATCTGATCGACAAGTATAGTGCTGTTGTTAGCGTTAACGAGGAAGCAGACGACCTCATCTCTAAGGGTGCAGCAGAATTAGGTTATGATTGTGTTGTCGCCTCTATTGATAAGGACATGCTGCAACTACCTTGCTGGCACTTTAACTTCGGTAGGAACGAGTGGAAAAAGGTAGAGCCTTTCGAGGGTACACACTTCTTCTACACACAAATGCTAACAGGGGATCGTGCTGACAACATCGTAGGTCTCCACGGTATCGGACCTAAGAAGGCTGAGAAGCTGCTGGCAGACTGTATTAATGAGGACGAACTCTGGGGAGCTGTCGTAAAGGCATACGATGGCAACTTAGATCGGATTATTGAGAATGGGAGACTGCTTTGGCTAAGGCGACACGAGGGAGAAATCTGGGAACCACCAATGCAGGAATAAAGCACGGTTACCGCTCTGGCCTAGAAGATCGTATCTCCGACCAGTTAAAGAGTTTAGGTGTCCCATTCGAGTATGAGAAGCTCAAGTTAAAGTATGCAGTCAACGAAACGAGAACATACACACCTGACTTCAAACTTTCTAATGGCATCATAATCGAAAGTAAGGGTAGGTTTGTTGCTGCTGATCGTAAGAAACACTTATTGGTCAAGCAGCAGCATCCCCACCTTGACATCAGGTTTGTGTTCAGCAATAGTAAGGCTAAGATAAGCAAGGGGTCAAAGACTAGTTATGGTGACTGGTGCGACAAAAACGGTTTCTTGTATGATGACAAGTTAATCCCTGAGGGGTGGATAAATGAAACTTCTAAACAGAGTAAATGAAGCCACTGTTGCAAAGGGTAAGCCTTACACCGCAGAAGATATCGACAAGCACGATAATGCAGCTCGTATCTGGGCTACTATTTACCAGTGTAAGGTAGAGGCTCAAGATGCCTACAAGAAAGGCTACGGGGATGCCCTCTGGGACACAAAGAGATTGTGACAATAAAGTCACACTATTGGAGTTAGACTAATATGACAGGTAAAACAGCAGTTGTCTTTAGCTGCGCACACACAGACCCGCAGGTTAGCAACGACAGGTTCGAGGTACTAGGCAAGTTCCTATACGACCTTAAACCTGATTATGTCGTTGACTTAGGGGATGGGGCCGATATGAAGTCCTTGAACTCCTATGACACACGCTATCCACAGGCTATCGTAAGTCAGTCCTACGAGAAGGATATTGAGGTGTACAATGACGCTATGGAGCGTATGCGTTGGCAGTTCAAGTATCATCGACGTAAGCAACCAGCTTACTTTGGCTTTGAGGGGAACCACGAGAACCGTATCAAGAAGGCCCTTGCTCACGACCCACGACTAGAAGGGTCCAAGTATGGTATCTCATTCTCTCACTTGCAGACTAAGCACTGGTTCGATGAGTACCATGAGTATCACAATTCAGCCCCAGCTATTGCTGAGTATGATGGCGTGTCTTATGCTCATTACTTCAGCTCTGGTAACTACGGGACAGCACTAAGTGGTATGCACCATGCTAATTCACTGCTTGCCCTCAGGTTCAAGAGTTCTACTTGTGGTCACTCACATAAGCGTGACATGAAGTTCAAGGATGCTGCGGGTGCCATTGGTCTTGTGGCAGGTTGCTTCAAGGGTGCAGAAGAGGCTTGGGCTGGGCAGGCTAACTTAGATTGGTGGAAGGGTATTGTAATCAAGCGTAACATCTCTAATGGTATTTATGACCCTGAGTTTGTATCTCTGAAGCGTTTGAGTGAACTATATGGGAAATCTTAAAGAAGGTCCACCAGAAGTTGCCCCTCATGTTGTATTTACTGAAATGGTTGACGTAGCACATAAGTATGGCTACGGCCTTCAGTTTAATGTTACACTTATTTACTACCTAGATGGAGAGAAGTTCACCTCTACTGTGAAAAGGCAGGATGACGATGGGTAAAAGGTCGGAATACATAAGACGAGATAGGGATGCCTACTTCACACCCATCCAAGCTGTAGAACCTCTGATCCCGCACTTGCCATACGCATTTGATTATGTAGAGCCTTGTGCTGGTGACGGTAGGTTAGTGGACCACATCACGGAGCTTACTGAGGGTCATGGGGAGTGCTTGTTCAAGTCTGACATTGAGCCACAAGCTCCTGACATCTTCAAGCATGATGCTCTCAGTCTGTACATGGGGGAACAGGGTGTCGTTGACTTCTGTATTACAAACCCACCTTGGGACAGAAAGTTCTTGCATCCGTTCATAGAACATTGGATAAACACTTGTCCGACTTGGTTGTTGTTCGATGCAGATTGGATGCACACTAGGCAGTCAGCTATTTACATGACCTATTGTGTTAAGGTAGTGTCTGTAGGACG